TCATCCGCAGCACGTTTTTCTGCCTTCTCATCGAGTTCTCTGTTAGCGGCTTTAATCTCGGCATAAGACCGACCGGCCCCCTTGTTGATAAGGCCAACGATCTTGTCGATTGCGCCTTCGATACCTCCTTGCAGTGTGTCTAAGTCAAACGTCCAGCAATGGTTGTAAATCCCACGACTGGGAAATGGCCCTTCAATCAGCATTCCCGATTGCGGGTCGCGTGGGCCATAATTCTCATACTCAGTTGGGGTCATCTGACATGCCTGCGCCCCAGAAATCCACTTCTCTAGAATCCAAACATCCCCAAGATGGCGATAAGCATGGCGTACATGCCCACCTACCTCGCCCTTTCCGTTTGTCCCAAAGATCATCTTCTTCACGCTTGGCGCATAGACCATGCGAAAGATAGCTTTCCCAAAAGGGTTACTCCCGAACCGTGCAAGGCTGATTGGCCAGTGCGACGGTTCGGGAACGTCAAGCGAATTGGAGATAACTAAACTCATGCCTTTTCGTCTTGGCATTGCGTCTGCCCTCCATCTAGTAATTTCAGACCAGATAAAAGACAGACACAAGCCAAATGGTTGAAAATCAGAAGTTTGTAGGCAGGAAAGACGGGGCGGTGATGCCGCTCAAGAAGGCTCCATCTCTAGACTGCGTAATACACATCTGCCCTTGCCATATCATGTAGAACACTAGCGATGCAGCAACACCGCCCGACTGCCCGTACAGCGGGAAGAGGGTCTGACCGGCCACATCGTAGAAGTCGGTCGGCACGGTTTCGATGCGGAACATATTCTTCTGCACCAGCACGTCCAGATAGCCGGGGAGCGCACGGGGATTGACCAGCATCTCTCGGCCTGCAATGGTTGTCGCTGCCTTGCGCTTGAGCATATCCTCGGAGGTATCGCCCTTCAGGTTGGTGTAGTCGATGCGCTGGACGAGCAATGCATTCTGCTCCCAGGCATCGCGTACATCGACGTTGCAGTGTCCGAACATGCCCTCGCCGTCAGCTGCTTCCTCACCCTTCGACAACTCAATCAGGGAGAAGATGGCACGAACGACTTGCGGAGTCAGCGCACCGTTGACGTTGATGGTGGGAACGAGGTACTTGCCCGGATATGCGGAACGCTGAATGCCGAGCCAGTTGCCAGTGTTGGTTCCGACCTGGTAGTAGCGCAGGCCAAAGACTCCGGTATTGGAGGCACCAGGAGAGCCGGAGACGAGCAGCAGATAGCCCGCGCCGATGCCTGAAGAGGTCGGGATCGGGTTGGCAAGCCAGATAGTGTTGTTCAGGATGTCCGAGGATTCGATGGTGACGGATGCTGTCGCCCCACCTGCCGCTCCCAGCGCAGACCACACATCAATGTCCTGGTCATCGAGGAAGAAGTTGGCGTTGTTGACCTGGAACCCAACGATGTTCGAGCCGGATGTGACAGTGGCTACGATGGTGTCCAGGGTGTTCGAGCCATTGCCTTGAATCACGGTGTCCATAAAGTCGGCAAAGGCTTTCGGTGCAATCGACTTGGTGAGCGTGGCGAAGTCTTCAATCGCCTTCTCATCGGAGTCAGTCGCAAATTCTGCTTCGCGGGTATACGACCACGCCATGACAAGAGTGGTGGTCGTTACCTGCCCAGGGATGGTGATAGGGCCAGAGCCGAGGCCCAGGTCGCCGCCATCCAGATTGCCAACGCGAGGCTTGCCGCCACGGGTAGGCATCGTCGGGATACGGGCAAGACGGTTTGATACGGATTTGGATTGGGTGGACTTAAACTTCTTCCACAGGATGCTGGATTCCAGAGACAAGTCCTCTAGCTCTGGCCGCACGTATTCCTGTTGGAGTGCGAGTGTCTGGTCAACTGAGGCTACGCCCATGACGAAATCTCCTATTGGAAATTACGCTCGGAGCGCACCCTTGTAAGCGGGCTGCTTTGTCTTGGCGACCTAGCGGTACTGCTTTTAGCAATCGAGGGGTTGTCCGTTTGCGGTCGGTGCCGTAATCCCTCTAATCGCTTTCGATTCCAATATACACTATGCCATCATCGCCGTCTTGACTTTCCAGTGATGCACGGCTTTCTGCCCAACGATATACGCTTCGCCACGCGCCATCATGCCGGGTCGCTGGCGGTTGTGATCCACCTGAAGCCCTACTGATTTCGGAGGGCCGGAAATCCACTGAATAAGATTCCCACTGCCATCCTTGACCGGCTGTGACGGTGTTGTAGTCTTGGTTGTCCCGGTAGAGGTTTTTGTTGCACCAGCCGCCGTTCGCTTATCAATGGCAGCATTGGTATGCCGCGCCACGATAGATGGCAACAGTTTTTGTCCTTCGGCAGCGGCTCTCTTCTCGTATTCGCGCCGGTTGCCGCTCTTGAGATAGCCCTGCATCGTCTGTCCATACTGGCGGTTGGATGCAAGTCGGCTATTAAATTCTTCTGCCACAGAAGCACGAATCTGTTTCTTTTCGGCATCTGTTAGCGTGACTTTCCGCGCAGATGCAGCCCGATTCATCTCCGATACGTTCAATTCCTCGTTTGGCTTGCCTGCCCGCGAGTTCCAAGCCTCTATTCTGTCCACAAGTCCAGCATCGGCGTTATTTTGATTTGCGTCAGCCCCATTTTCCCCCGCTGTCTTGGCTGTCGTTGGAATTTGCTTGGATGCCAGCGTCTCTAGTGAGTTAAACGCCTTGTAGACCTTCTGCAATGCCTGAATTACGCGGGCTTTGCCGGGAAAATCAGGAATGGACGGCAAAAACTCGTCCAAAACGGCAAATTCCACCGGAATACCTTGCGCATTCATAAATGAAACCGCAGAACGAGCTATGTAATTGGAAAATCGGTCGTTATCCAACTCTGCAAGACGATCCATCGCCTGTGGAACCAGGGATTTGAATGATTCAGGGTTATCTTCGACCATCTCCTGAAGCAAACGAGGCGCACCAGCCTGTATATCAGCAATAATTCCGGCTAGTTGGTCACGATCCGCTCGAACCGTCTGAATCAGTTCTTCCGTTGGCAAAGACTCTTCGCCTTCACGGACGAGTTGCTGATAGGCTTCTCGCTCAGCAGTGAAGCGGTTCAGATCGCCACCTGTCGCCTCGTCCGCTTTTGCAGCAATGTGGATGGCGTTGCGGAGGGAACGCTGTTCTGCTGGTGTAAGACCAGATGCCTTCAGTTTGTCCTTGACAGCGCGATAGAGTTCCGCACCGCGAAGATGCCCAGTCTCACCGGACTGTGGTGTATCCGCAGAGTCAATAGCATCTGTGGTTCCAGTGTCGGAATTAGTTGATGTATCAGTTGAAGTATCGGACGTACCTATATCGTCTGCACCAGTTTCTACTGGCACATCAAGAACTGCTGCTTCGTCTGCCATACTATCGCTCCTTATACTGTTGCAACGCCAGCCGCGCCGGGAGGTTGGGCGACTGGTGCTTGGGCTTGCGGTTTACCACCTTTAGCCGGTGGTTGCGGCGGTACTGCGGGTGGTGCAAAGGGCTGTGGTGCCTGACCCATCAAAGCATGGACTTGCGCATGAAGCCTTACATTCTCAACACCTTCGGGATTACCTGCCCCATCCGGCCCACCAGAGATAATCTCTCGGTAGCAGTCCTCGGACGAAAGATATTACTGGCACCGCTTATACTCCCACATATGGTAATCCTCTTGCTCTGGCATGATGGACGGACGCTGCGGCGGAGGAGGAGCATATGGAGGTACCGGCAAGCCCTGTGCTTGTGCCTGAATGCCCATCTGCGCATGTTGAATGTTGTACTCATTGACTGCCTGAGAGTTATCTTCGGGGGCTTCCTTGAGCAACAGGTCAATCTCCCTAGTTTGCTTGCGATATGCAATCGCTGGCACCAGCGTGAAGTCATTCATCCCCTTCACGCGCAAAATCTCTTCCCAGTTGTCCGGCGAACTCAACAACTCCATCCCAATCGGAGTCGGCATAATCAGCGGCAGAGTCGCATCCAGGTTAGCTCTCTGTGCCCCAGTCGAATCTGGGAATGTCGAATCGCTGTCCGGTGTGCATTGAAAGTTGCCGCGAGTCAGCTTTTCCAGACGAATTGTGATCGTCTGTTTGTCTCCGGTCGCCACCACAATTTCTTTGTCGTGGTCTGGGTTCTTGGCAGCCAACAATGCGGCTTTCTTCGCCATTCCAGCAAAAACACGTTGCACCGCCGACCATGTGGGGCCAAGAATCCCAATAGATTGAGTCTTGTCCATCGCCCGCTGTGAAGCTGTCTCATCATGTGGCCCTGCTACACCTTCAAGAGCAGGAGATGCGCCGGTAATGTCTTGGGACAGCGGCCCACGGTACTCTTCCATACAGTCCTGAAACGACTCAGGAACCGCCATGTCAGGCTCACGGAAGAATGAATTTTCAAGTGCTACTTCTGGCCCACCCACCGGATTCTTGATGAGATTAAACTGTGCTGGGCGCGACTGCTGGTCTACGATGGCATCGTAATCTTCCTGGTCGCCCCGGAAGTGCGTCATCGGCCAGCCTTTTTCGTAATACTCGCGCTCTGCGTTCTTGAAGTCGTTGAAGCCGTCCTGCACGATCTTCATTGGCTCCATCAATGCTCCGCCAGTAAGCGAGTCGCGCTTTTCGCTCATCACAATGTCAACGCAATCATCAAATGACTCAGGCGTGGCCTCGGAAAGTTCCTCACCGAGATACTTGACGTGAACGCCTTCAGGGAACAACGTCAGAAGAAAATCACGGATGGCCTGCGGTTCTCCCGTCTCTGGATCGAGAGCAGGCTCCATAATGGGCTGTTCTTCTGCCTCATCCCACCCCGATGGCCCGGTATAGACAGGATCGCAGCGGTCACATTCAAAAGCATCGGGACGCAGGAAACAATGCTGTTCGGTAATAAGATGGCCAATAGTCGTATTGAGTACAGCAGCACCTTTACGGGCCTGACGGACTCCGAGACGCGCATATCTTTTCCATTCGGACTCACCCGGCCCACCTTTGCCACCAGAAATCTTCCATGCTCCAGCAGCATCTTTGAGCCAAGGGTTTTCTTTCTTGGCACGCAGAATATGCACGTCGCGGTAAACCATGCAGTAAACCGCATCTTCCTGTCGGCGGCACAGGATTGGGACAGTCGATTCAAGGGTGCCGAAGATTTCTGCCGTCTCAAAAGTTCTTGGTTGGCCCTGATCGTTCAATCCCCACTTCTGCTGATCCTGCTTCTGAAATGTCCATGAAACAACACGCCCTGATAGTTCAAAGAAGCGTGTCACCGACTGCTGAAGGTCGGGGATGTCATTCTTTTGCTTGAAGAGTTCCCAATAGCCTTCGGCGGTTTCCGCAGCTTCCTGATCCTCGGCGCGATTGGGCTTGTCGGGTTGAAAGTCTATGCCGGGGGGATTTTGCGTGAGGACTGAATCAATGGTACGACGACGCGCCCGAAAGATGTTATAGGCTCCAAGATACTCACTGCATTCCTGCGTTCCATTTCCAATATTGACAGACCCGCCAGCCTCTCCAATCTGATAAACTCCTGTGGCGTAATTGGGATAGAAGTGTTGCACCCCGTCATCATAGAATCGAAGCGCTCTGTCTGTAAGGTCTTCGATTCTGCGGTCATACTTTTCCTCATTGGCAAACTCTTTGACAATCGCAGTCAGAATCTCTTTCAACTGATCGGGCAGATGGCGGTTTTTCTCGCCAAATGACGGAGGTGGAAGATCAGGAGGATCAGGTACAACTGGCGCACCACCTGTATCATCTTGAAGCAATTCCTGCGCGGGGTCTTGGACAGGAGGAGCGGTTGCCATCAGTTCACCATTCCCTTAACTAGCCCTATGTTGTGCAGATTCCGCACATGCGCGGCTGCAATGTCAACTTGGTTCTGCCGTTCCAGAATAGCACCAAAGGCTTTCGCAAACATCGCACAGCATAAAGGACGGTCTACATGGTTCCGTCTGCGGCCATGCTTGCCCTTCACACAGTAGGGACAGCGCATGTAATCCTGACGACCATTACGCAGTCTCCAGTATTCCTGCTCCATAAACATCATTTTGCGCTTGGATGCTTCACGCAATGCTTCCTTGCGCTTGTCAGAGATGGGAGCCAACTCAGCCATGATGCATCGCCCGGAAGCCAAGCGCAGACTTAGCACGTCGCGCCAGCAAACCGCCCTTCTTCGCATCTGCCTCTTCCACGGATTTTGGAATAGTCT